CACAGGGCAGGCCACCGTGTTACCGGTGCCGCTATCTATATCGTCAATGTTATTGAGGTCGAAGCCGTTATCCTCTGACTTGGGTTGGCAGGGACACTCAGCTGATTGAGTCCATCTAAGAGTGAGGCCCTTCTGCGCGACCACGCGCCTAAAGGTAGCCTCATCGAAGTCGGCTCGTGTTAGCGTTAGGGATTGATCAGGTGATTGAAACTCCATGCTCGCCTCCTTACACGCTGAAGATGTTCATCATGCGATACTTAGCCTTGAGAGCGCCCATGGTGTCCTTGAGCTGCTTCTGATAGCTAATGATCCTCGCGCCGTAACCGGCTGAGGTCGCAGAGGCTGTGGTAGCGATTGACTGTGAGAGCCCATCAATGCCAACGCTAAACTGACCTACACCGGCACCGGCGATAAGGTCACCGGCGATGTCTAGTGGTGCGAGCGCAGCGATCAAGCCAATAGCTCTGATCAGGGCAGGGTCAACAGTGTGCATGGTATAGTCAATCGTCATGTCACCCGTGGTAGGTGCTGTGGTCACTGAGATGGTGAAGCTGTCTGTGCCTGAGGCTCTGACTCGAGCTCCATCACCACCTTGAGCGTCTGTTACCGTCAGCACGAATGAAGGCTTAACACCCAATAGCGGCGTGGCTATCGGGACCTCAACTGAGGTCGCGCCCTGAGGTATAACCGCAGTGCCGTCTACAAATGTGAAGCCTGACTCATAGTCAACGCTAAAGTAAGCAGGGACATATGAGTATGGTGAGAATACGTCACCGAAGAGGAGCGGTATACCACTCCTAAAGAAGAAAGAGCCTAGAGTCTCTGCGGTAGGGATCACATGGACCTGTCCGTGCTGTGGTGAGCTGATCACTCCCCACTCCTTAGGCATGGACACAGTAGGGTAGTTGCCCAACGAGATGTTGAGTCCCTCTACTGATCTTACCGGTCTATGATCGAGCGCGAAGGGATAGAAGGCATCCTTATTCTCCACGCGCCCGTCATGGCGCTCACCCTTAACCGAGAATGGGTCAATGGTGATGCCGAGCTCTAGCTCAAGATAGTTTACAGCAGCGTCAATCGCCTGCTCGTAAATAACGTCAGGATATGGGGATCCATCGTCTAGCGTCAGGTCAACGCCTAAGACGTAGGTGTCTTTGATAAACTGAGGTGTGATGAGGTCGCGAATAGCCATGGTGAGCCCTTTCAGTTGGAAATGGGAAGCGCAGCGCTATCTCGACCTCCCTCAGTTAGTCCTTAGCCTTAGAAGTCTTAGGTGACTTACGTCTTGAGCGAGAGGCCGCCTTACTGCGCGTTTTCGTCTCAGGAAGTATATCACACTCAACACCCTCTAGTGAAACGTCAGCGACCACTGCTTTAGTGATCACCTCAGGCTCTGTAGAGGGTGTGAGTTTCCATGCTCCTGAGGCCTCGAAGATCTGCGCGAGCTCCGGACCGACCTCTGAGATGACCTGACCATTGGCATCAATCTTCACTTGGTGACCGGCGAAGACCACGGTCTGCGCGTGAGGTGTCAGTGAGATGCGTCTGTTATATTGCCACATGGTCAGTCTCCTTTACTCAGGCCTTATGCCTTGGTGAGACCTGCAGTGCTAAGACCACAGTTATCCATCAAGAACATCTTGCTAGGCACCTTCACGACAGGTGATCCGAACAGCATGAGGAGGAAGGGCTTCACGCTTGCAGTCTCCGCGAGAGGGCGGCGAATGAAGTCGAGAAGACGCACAAACTCCATGACGGTAGGATCGTGCTGAGCGAAGAGGATCGGTGAGCAGTCATACTTCTGACCATTGTTACCATCGTCAAGGTCAACGAATGTGGTAGCAGCGTTATCAGCAGCAGGGATCTCAGCGATCAAGCGGAAGCTGTCTGCAGACGCGCCTGCCGCTGTGCGGTAGATGCGGTAGTAGCGAGGAGCGCGTGAAGTGCCACGGTTGATGCCTGAAGCTGCGATCACGATCTCGATCTCTTCATCCTCGTTGATGTTGATCTTAGCAGGCTTCAGAGGTGCTGAGTAGCCTTGATCACCAACAGCGATGATGCCGTATTGATACTCAGGGTCACCGGCAACAAACTGTGAGCTATCTGCAACAGTCTCAGGCTGAACGGTCTGAGAAGTAAGGACAGGAGCAGCAGGAGCCAATGCACCGAAACCACTTGCAGGCATACGGTTTGCGAAGTGAAGGAATGGCGCAGCCTTAACAGGGACAGGTCCGAATGGAGCCATGATGTTAAGCTGAGCAGCACCGAAGGTCAGACCGTTAGCAGCAGAGCTAACTTGGAACTGATCGTGGCGACCTGACTCAACGCTTTGCTTGATGAGCTCGCTGTGAAGACGAGGCTCAACGTAGATGCAGTCAGGGCGACCGAAGTTAGGTGCTGAGTAAACCTCACCGAGTGCCTCTTGGAGAAGAAGAGGAGTAGGAGCCTTACCTGCGAGGTCAAGGACGTTGCTAGGAGCGCCGTCACGGACCTGCTTCAAGATGCCGTCAAAGCCCTTCTCTTGGAGTGACTCGTTACCATACCAAAGCTGACGCTCAACCTTACGCATGAGGTTAAGAGTGCCACGCATGGTCTCCTCTGCGAGAGCCTGACGGTTATCACCGATAAGGCCAACGAGTGAAGCCACGTCTGAGATCTGACGGCGCTCTGCCATATACTTGATCTTGACGCTCTTACGCTCGTAGTTAGAGTTGTTGGTCACGAAGTCTTGCTCAGCGCCGCCACCTTCACCGATGAAGGGGTCAACGTCAAAGCCGTGATCGTTAACGACCACATACTCGTGGAGAGTGTTAGACACAGAGGTCTTAGGGATCATGGGCCAAAGGCTGAGCTCTTGCATAGTGTGAGTAGCTGAGCTCAAGGTCCCTTCGATGCTCTGAGGCACGAGAGGGCTAAGCGCAGCGCCACTGTCAGCAACAGCTGCAGTTTGGTAACCAACATTAGACTTGCGAAGGCTGTCATTGAGCTTCACGAGATCTTCAACATTAACCATGTCGTTCTGATTAGGAATCATCATAGTGGGTCTCCTGTTTATTAGAGGTTGAGGTCAGCGGCGACCTCTGCCGGTGAGAAGTTTGAGTCAAGGCGAGCGATGCCTTTGAGAAGCTGATGCTTACGGTCACCGACAGCGGTGGTGAGCTCAGCGAGAGCTTTGTCCATGATCATACCTTTGGTGAGCTCTACTGCAACAGCCTCAGGCTGAACGTCAGCAGGAGCAGCCTCAGGCTCAGCGATGACAGACTTAGGTGCAGCAGGAACCGCAGCCATATCGACCAAGCCCTTATCGAGCTTCGCCTCAAGGTCAGTCATACGCGCAGCGAGAGCCTCAAGCGAGTCGAGCTTAGCCAAGATAGCGTCAAGACCCTTAGAGAGTGACTCAACTGCCTCTTTGTTTTGCTCGATGATCGCATCAGCACCTTTGGCGATGATCTCAACACTGTTATCGACCTCTGCCTCAGCAGCGGCCTCTTGTTGTGCAGCGAGGCTCTTGTTGAGGTCAACAAGTAGCTCCTCGATGCGGCCCATATCAACAGTCTGTTCGATATTGTCAGACATAATGTTCCTCCAAGTGGAAAGAGTGAATAAGGTTATTTCTGTGGATAGCCTTTAGCCGCTGAGAGGAGTCGCCGCGCCATAGCACGATGCTCAGAAGCCGGTAGCTGAGGGAAGACTTTGCCTAAGAGAGTCTGCATCTGCGGTAATGATACCATAGGGGCTCGCGATTTGTTAGCCTCGTCAGAGTAAGACCCTTTAGCTTGGTTGATGACACGATCTACTTCATCTGCCATCATCTTGCTCATCTCTTCTTTCATCACACGGCGCATCATGCCTTCGATCATGGCAGACATATCTTCACCGCTATCGTCACCGGCAGCAGATGAAGGTTGCCCGTCAATGGACTGTGGCACTAATGATGATAGAGCAGCTGCGGCATCAGGCTTAGAGCCCTCTTGGTAGCCTACAGCGCCTTTCTTTGTTTGTTCAAGGTCCGACATAGGATCCTCTCTATCTAAAGGTGTCGCGTCAAGTGTAGCAGAAGTCGGTCTCATTTCACTAGTTATTTGATCGAGCTCAGTTAAGGACCGAGCTAACACTTCAAGTCTAGCGTCAGGGTTAACGGGGTGGGCTGTCACGCTCACGTTGAGGATCCTAGCCCTCGTGATGATCTTAGGGTTCTTGCTGTCGCGCTCCATGACCTGTCCCTCAACTGAGAAACCGATACTGCGATCAATGCTCCCTGTAGCCTTCTGTATGGCCTTAGCAGCCTCATATACTTCTTTAGCGCGAGGGCGGTCTAAAAGCAAATAACCTTCAATGCGCGTAGCCTTCTGTCCTGATGGTGTGACAGCGGCCTTGACCGATGTAGGGACACCAACGATATGCTCAGGTCCCTGTTGATGCTCGTAGTTTAACCAACCACGGCGTAAGAAATAGTCCCAATCACAGCCTTCCTGAAGGATGCGGTCACCCTGCAGGTCTTCACTGTCTGTTGAGACGATACCGGCGATGGGTGCCTTGACGGGCTCCTCTGCGCCTTGGTCCGACTTCTCGATGTCGAGCGCCGTCCATAAAGAGAATAGCTCAATGTTATTATCACTCATGTCAGCTCCTAGAGTATAGGTGTATGGTCTATGGCGTGGTGAGTCTCCACCCATGAAACGAGGTCTGCTTGCTGCTCATCAGTGACCTGACCGGCAGACTTCTCTATACCTATCATATCAAGGATGCTGTCTAAAGCCGAGTCGCGATCTTCACTTGCTATGTAACAGTTGGACAGGATTAGATATATCGCGAGGTCGATAGCCTTGATCTGCGTGAGCTCGTGCCTATTGAGGAAGAAGTCAGGGTTGCTGAGTTTCTCAATCGTGAGCTCGTTGGGCGCAAGTGCGGAACCTCGACATACGTCTGTAGAGTCCCATCGAGTCTTGATCACGTCATGTATGTGATCGACCTTGGCCACATATGCCACGATGGAGCGCCGGACCTCGAGAGGCTGATAATAGTTTTTGAGTGACACGAAGCCGTCATAGGCGAGGCTGTTTAAGATGTAGACCACTTGGTCACGCATCTTTCGTGCAGGCTCGTGACTCATGGTGAAGATCGCAGCGAGTAGGAAGTCGAAGTCAAAATACTGCTTGATGTCTTCGCGTGGTTTGGCGAAGGGACTCCCCTTATCAATCATCTTGAAAAAGTCAGATGACCGAGGCCGGATAGCGCGGAAGGGCGCAGCGTTACTGAACAAGATACGATCACGAAGATGCCTCTCACCAAGGTCGAGGTGTCGAGCCACGTCCTTGATCTTGATCCACGCACGGGAGCTCGCCCCGATGGTGATGTATGGAATGTTCAGAAAGCTCTTTGGCATAGAGGTCTTACCTTTCGCTATGAGGTAGAGTGTAGGCTACCACATCGGAAGCACTGTATCAAGTGGGGTTCAGATTGTTAACTAGGTGACGTGACGGATACCACACACTTTCGCCAACACTTCCTAGAAAACGCATATATCTCATGGTGTGGTGTGCAGCACTGCACTACTAAATATATATGTCTCACCGACTCTCTAAAAGTATATGGTATGTGTCACTATGGCTTAAAACCGCTTTATTATCGTAGGCTTATCCCGTGCCACATAGAGTGACACATAGGGACTCTTTCAGAGGCTAGTCGCCAAACGCGATGTCACTAATCTAGTGGGTTGATCTTAGGTAACTAACGATGTCACTAATCTAGTGGTCCTTGATGTCATGTAACGCGAGGTCACTAGACTAGTGACCATGAGTGTCATCTAGCCGTTTTTATACTTACGCCATAGGTCAGCATCAGCGGTCCGTCTCGTCTTGCCTCCTGTGCAGAAGGAATAAACACGAGCTCGCGCCCACGCTTCCTGTGAGGCACCTACACGGTGACCTGATGTAGCCCATGCTTTAGACCCACGCTGATATACATCTTCGAGGATCGACTTAGGGATACCGCTAACTTTAGCTGCTGCTCTCAGGAACTCTGACTTACCGCTACCCTCGACCTCTTCACGGACCTTAGCTGCGAAGCTCGTCTTGGTGTATTTACTTGGCTTGGTCTTAGCATCCTTATCACCGGCGAGAGGCTTATAGGGATCGCCTCTGTGTCTGTCCTTCATACGTTGCTGTATCTGACGCTTACGCTTCTGACGCTCCTCACCACTCAATCCCTCTAGGTATTTCTCAGGCACCTTTGGCTCAGCCTTCTCGATCACATCAAGCATAGCCTCACCACCGACCGCGAGCGCGTTGATACGCTGATTAGGGTCATCGAGAAATGAGAGGTAGCCTTGGACTAGATCGAGGTCAACTTGATCCCATTGACCTCTGCAGATGTAGAGGCCCTGTCGTTTAGCCTTACTGTCGATCTTGGCGTGTCTGCGCCCCTTCTTCGCCACCTTCTTAATGCTAACGTGGTCATAAGGACTGACGATAACATTAGGCACGAAGTCGATCTCCTGTAACGCGAGCTCCATATCAAAGCCCTCTTGAGGAGGTGCTACCGGCTGCGGTCTGTCTGTCTGTGGCTTAGGTGCAGGCTCCTCACCAACGAGGTCAATCTCGATCACACCCTTCTCAACATCATCTTCCTCTTCAGGCTCAGCGTCTACCGTGTCTTCGAGGTCTTCATCATCATAGTCATCGAGCTCCTGATCAGATAGAGGCTCTAGCTCAGGTTGAGCAGCATTTGCAGGCGCAGGCTCCTCCTCCACATCTTCAGGCTCCACATCTGTGATCTCGTCTACCTCAGCCTCAACTAAGTCGCTCTCGTGGAAATACAGAGGGTCCTTGGACTTACGCACGGCTTTGATTAGTGACGCAAAGAAGCCACTAGTGCTAGTGGTCTCCTCTGTTACACTAACCTCATCTTCGGGGAAGTCTGATCCAAAGAGTAAGAGCGCCTGCAGGCTGCCCTTCTTCACACCCTCTTCTTCACGGACGATACGGCGAGCCCACGAGTAACCGGCATCACCTCCCCAAAGCAACCACGAGATGTAGCTGATGAGCGGTCATCATGGTGTCCGTCCTTCTTATATTTCTCGTGCCGTCTGAAGAAGGCAAGCATACGCTTGACGGTGCCGTAGCTGACTTTACCCTGCACTAGATTAGAGGCTCTTTGGACACCACTACCGACTCCCTCTTTCTTAGCCTGTCGTGAGTCGAGCCCACCGCGCCCATGCTCCTTACGAAGATCTAGGCCACGCTTGGCTTCCTTACGCACTGCTTGAGGGACTGTGAATGTTTTAGATTGGTCAGCCATGGTTATGCCTCCTTAGGTTCATCGTTATCTTCGGGTTCAGGTTTAGGTGGCTCAGGAGCCGCAGGCACAGCAGCACCCACACCTGATGCAGCCGCGACTTGGTTGAGGATCACATCACCACCCTCGAGAGGTGGTAGATCGTATTGCGCTCGCATCTCGTTGACCGTCATAAACGAGCCGACCTTCTGCACGTCCATCTTGAGCTGATCATCAGCCGGTGTCACGTCCATGCCTGTGAAGACGAGCTCAAAGCGGTCATCCAACTCGTTAACGATGTATTTGTTAATCCATGACTCGATAGCGCGTAGCAGTGGTCGCAGTCCCTTCTCCTTACTCATCAGGACCTTCTCACTTGGGTCGCGTTGGTTAAGCGTTGACTTCACGCCTACCTCACCAAAGTTGAAGCCGACCTCCATGGGATCAATCTGAAAGATCGCGCAGAGCTGCCTGATGTTGTAGTTGATCCATTTCTCAAACTCCATCTCAGCGTTACTCTGACTGAGGTTGAGCGCCTTGAGATCCTCGTTGTTATCAGGGTCGAGCTGTATCAGTGGAGTCTTCTTAGAGTTATGGGCTCCACTCAACATGGAGTAAAACTCGCGTCTGAAGGCACGGAATAGCTGTGGGTGCATCTTGGTCTTGACCGCCACGATACCGGACACTGAGATGCCGTTGGTGAAGTTACTAGCGTTATAGACCTCAGCGTTGAGCAGGTTGGTCATCACGGGGATCACCTCTTCAAGCTCAGGGAAGCCATAGCCTTTGTAACGTAGCTCTGATCTAGGTCTACGGATCCCGAAGCAGAGCTCCTTAGCGCCGTATTGGGCTGAGACCTTATTCTTGACCACCTGCACATAATGCACACCCTCAGGGTCACGGCGACCGGCTTCACGCTCAGCCTGACTCATACGCGAGCGCCTGATGGTGGAGCTGTCAACATTAAGGAACCCTGCGACCTGACCGCCACGGCTACGGACCACCTCAAAGCAGGCTTGATCATAGACTAGGGAGTCACGGACGAGCATCCTCAAGAAAGCCTCGAAGTTAGACTCGAAGTCGATACGGTTATCGCCGCAGCTCTGTATAAAGGCGTAGATGTCCTGAATAGTGCTGAGATCATCGTCTGATGGGATCGCGCCCCTATCCTTGAGCCGGATCTGAAAACCAATGTCATCGCCGTCTTGAGCAGGTCGTGAAAACTCAGCGATCTGATTGATGCGAGTCTGCACGATAGAGGCTACTAGAGGCACACGCGCCATAGCCTTGAGCTGATCATAATCAAGCCCTCTATGTCCCTCTGCCTGCATCGCAGAGTCACCCATCATCTGAATGTTGGCGATATCAGACGAGCTCACCTGAAAGGCCTGTGCCTCAGGTGCCTCTTTGGTTGGTGGGGGCAGAGCCTTGATCAGCTCCTCTGTAGGTTCAGGAGTCTTACCGAAGATCCCCTGTAGAAATGATGGAAGTATAGGCATAGGTCACCTCTATTTATCGTTGATAGGTAGGGTAGATATTATCACATCTAGGTGAGTGTATCACTTGGTTTACCGAACGGCGAGTCAGCAGCAACTGCTCTCAGCTTAGGTAATATGATGGGCTTAGCGAAGATACGCTCAATAGCCTCGAGGTCATCTGCGTCCGGTATGGTGCTGACCTTGACCTTCGCTTCACGCAATATATCTAGCCCTTCGGAGTTAGCATAGATACCCTCAATGCAGATCACATGAGAGGCACCTACCTGTGCAATCGCTTTCGCGCAGAGCTTACAAGGCTCACCGTTGACGATAAACCATGAGCCCACCAACGATACGCCGAGTCGAGCAGCATTATAGATCGCGTTTTGCTCAGCGTGTATGCACCCTTCCTCGAGTGAGGTGCCGGACTCGATACCGTCTCTGTGACACGATGTGCCACCACATAAGGAAGGACCGCCGCGCAGGTATCCATTATAGCCTTCACTCAGGATCACGTTGCTGTCGGGGTCAATAGCTACACAGCCAAATGAGCGCCGGACGCAGGGTGAGAGATCCGCTAGTGCTAGGCAGCTAATGATACGCTGCCGGAGGTGCTTCGCTTTCACAGTATACCTCTCTCCTCGACCGCTTCCATAGTAAATGGGAAGATGTCACTGAGCATATCCATCATCGCCTTCGCGAGCTCCTGTATCTCAGGCTGTGCGTGAGGGTGCAGGCGCAGCTTCAGAAACTTGATGTAGTTATGCAGGCTACCGGTCATGTAGAAGGTCGTATACATATTCTGAGGTAGGACAGCACGAGCCTGCTCACGAGCGACTCCGCAGTCCAACATCATCTGATATGTCCTGTAGGCAGAGTCAGTGTGGTCACGCATCGCCTTGACCATCTTATCATTGAGGTCAACGATGTCATCAGTGCTGCACTGTAGGTTCTTCTTAGCTTGCTGACGGAGCTCCTTGGGGATATGGAACTCAATACACTCACTCGTGTAACGCCGACTAGCCTCATTATAACTGAAGGTCCGGTGACGCATCACCTGAGCCCTGATATACAAAGGCACCTTAACTCTGAACGTAATGGTGCTGTGTTCAAATGGACTCGTGTGCTGCTCTGCGATTAGAAAAGAAATGAGCTTCCTATCCTTCTCGCTGACCTCGCCCATGACGATATCCTCATCCCTAAGAAATGATACACGCGCAGCCTGAGCTGCACGAGCGTCATCACCCATATAATCAATGAGGCTCACCTCGCCAATGTTATCGTCATAAAGGTCAATGATCACCATTAGTTACCCCCGTTATTCTGTTGGGTCTGCACCCATGTTGAGATGCTATCAACCTTCTGTTCCAATCTCGCCACAGCGAGCCTAGTGTCGGTCAATGTCTGTGTCAGCTGCTCTAGGACTTGGCTACCTTGCTCTAGCTGCGATACGCGCTGCTCTAGCTTCCCTAATGCCTTACCGCTGTCATATCGGTCTTTGATGTAAGTGTATAAGAAGCCGATGACACCGGCGACACTCGCTAATGCTGTTAATGAGATTGTGTCCATAGGAAGCATCCTCCAAGGGTTATGGCGGTGCCAATAGCAGCGCCTGTAAATGTGGATCTAAGGTCAGTCGATGGGCATACAGGACAGTCCGGCACTGCGGTGCAAACCAAGAGGTTGGACCGTAGGTCTTTTATGGTCTGCTCGTGAGCCCCTATCACTTTATCTTTACCATCATTGGCCGCTTTAAGCTCAGCTATTTCGACCTCGAGCGCCTTATAGCGAGCTACAGAGAGCCACACACCGGCCTGCGGATTGACACAGCCTTGAGGCAGTCTCGCCCTGTTAGAGTCAAAGGACTCAGGACACGGGACCTCGATGACCTCTCCATCTGACTTGATCCATATCCCTGTCGCAGAGGCCGAAAACAGGAATAGCGCTGACGCTAAGTATTTGATCATTTCCACTCTCCGTCTATAAAGTCATCGACCTCTTGGGCCGCCTTCTTACCGGCAGTGGTCTTGGTCTCCTTCACGAGCTCCTTCAACTCAGCAGCTTGCTGATCTATGAGATCGTTCTGCTTCTCGAACTCTCTAATGGCCTCTCTACGCTCTTTCTGCACCTTCTTATGGTCTTGGACCAATACAGGCCCAAAGATGAGCGCAAGGACCCCTACGAGGGCCTCATAGGATATGTAAAGACCAAGAGCGATCAGGGCTCCGACTAAGACCCACTTTAATCTCTCTTGGTGTTTACTGATAAAGGCGAGTATCTCACTCATATGGCATCTCCATCGGCTTAGGTTATAGGCCTTAAAGATACCACCATTATCTATCGGGGATCAACTAGACTATCGGTAGGAGCCGAAGCTCCTTACCATCACTTACGCCTTGTAGAAGGTCACAGCCTCGCTGCTCACGGTCGCGTTGGTCACACGGACGAGGTAGTTATGGACACCATCTACGAGGTAGCTAGAGCTTCCTACGATGGTAACACCTGATCCGGCTGTGAAGTTATAACCTGCAGAGCTGTTAGAGACGATGATCTTAACCTCGAAGGTCATATCAGCGACTCGCGCAGAAGCAGGCATCGCAGCCACGATCTGTGCAGCAGTAGCCGTAGCGTCAGTCTCATCGCTAGTTGCGTCACGAAGGATAACGCCACCCACGATCTGTGAGCCTGAGAGCGTGGTGTCAGTGCCGGACACAGACGCGAAGCTGAGCTTGTTGAACTGAACCTGTGAGCCGTTATTGACGAGCGCTGAAGAAGCGATCATCGCAGAGGCGTTGAGGTCACCCATACGAGCGTTAGCGAGCTCATAGTCACCGGCAGCTGTATCTACGGTCGCGGCAGGCTTAGTGCCTGTCTTGAACATCGCAAACTCAGAGGCAGACTGATCGTAAGCCACACCGACATAATCACCATCGCTGTGCTTGCTGAAGAAGCCGTGATCGACTGCGCTTGAGTTGGTGTAGCCAAGCTCAAGGAGGCTGTCTTCAAACTTCATCGTAGCAGAGTTAGCGATGAGGCTACCGTTGATGGTGTGGGTCCCGTTGATGGTCACAGTGCCTGAGATAGACGCGCCACCACCAAGGATGCTCAAGGTCCCATCAGTCAACTCCATATCACCGCTTGAGACTGTGAGGTCATTACTCACGGTGAGGTTATTACCAACGGTAACATTATCAGGAAGGCCGATGGTGATCTGATTGCTACCGGCAGCAGCAGTCTCGATCTCATTCGCTGTCCCTGAGATGGTGATCGTCTCACCGAGAGCTACAGGATCGTTAGAGCCTGAGTCTGCAGCGAGCGTCACACCACTGTTGGCGAGCATACTATTCTCTACAGAACCTGACTGAATGGTCGCCGTGAGGGTCGCATCTGCAGATCCATCTACACTAACTGAGCCACCGAGGTCACCACCAAGGCTGATCGTGCGAGCCGTAGCCCATGCAGATGCCGTAGCAGCGTTACCGGTGGTATCACTCCCAATCTCAGACTCGAGCCCGAAGCTGAGTTGATTGGTGGTGGTGTTATACGCGATGTCGATGTCAGTCCCACTGATGAAGTTGAGTGAGTCACCGAGGTTGATATCCTCTTGGCTCACGCTATCCACGAGCAGGCTGATACCGTCATTAGCAAGCATCGCGTTATCGACTGCGCCTGCAGCGATGGTCAAAGCGATGTCAGCGTCAGCCGAACCATCGAAGCTCACTGACCCTGAAGCGTCACCACTCACGCTGAGTGTGCGAGCTGTCTCAAGAGCAGAGGCTGTAGCTGCGTTACCGGTGGTATCACTAGCGATCTCAGCCTCAAGAGCGAAGGTCAGCGCGTTTGAGGTGCTGTTATACGTTACGTCAATGTCGGTCCCTGACACGAAGTCAAGATCGTCACCGAGCGCGATATTCTCTTGAGCGACACCACCGAGCTTCAACCCGATGTGGTCATTCGCGAGCATACTATTCTCTACTGAGCCTGTTTGGATGGTTGCTGTGAGAGATACATCAGCAGACCCATCGAAGCTAACTGACCCACCGAGATCCCCACCAAGTGAGATCGTGCGAGCAGTGCTTAGGCTATTGGCTTGATCAGCGGTTCCTTCAATGGTCGCGTTGATCGTGCCGGTAACTGTGAGGTCACCTGCGATGGTCACATCATCAGGAAGACCTACTGTGAAGCTATCACCTGCAGTGCTATACGCTACCTCAACCTCATTAGCTGTGCCTTGCACGGTGAGAGTAGACCCAAGGGCGAGTGCCTCTGAGTTAGTCCCATCGCTAAAGGTCAACGCTGTTCCACCTGCGAGCGTGGTGCTGATGCTCAGGTTAGAGCTACCATCGAAGGAGCCTGAACCGGTCACATCACCTGTGAGCGCGATGGTGCGTGAGGTGCTGAGCGCGTCTGCGCTTGAAGCGTTACCTGAGAGGTCAGCTGTGATCGTGCTTGGAAGCCCAATCGTGAAGGCATCATTAGCTGTGCTATACGCTACCTCGACCTCATTACTAGTGCCTTGGACAGTAAGGGTTGATCCGAGAGCAAGCGCCTCAGAGTTAGACCCATCACTGAAGGTCAGCGCAGTGCCACCGGCAAGAGTCGTGCTGATGCTGACGTTAGATGACCCATCGAAGCCGACAGAGCCTGTAACGTCACCGGTCAGAGCGATGGTGCGTGATGTCTCGAGAGCTGACGCTGTAGAGGCGTTACCATTAACATCTACGGTGATCGTGCTTGGGAGCCCGACTGTGAAGGTATCAGTCGCTGTATCATAGCTGACCTCAACCTCGTTAGAGGTCCCTGCGATCACGAGTGAGCCACCAAGAGCGATTGACTCTGAAGATGACCCATCACCTACTGTGATGCCGCTGTTGGCGAGCATACTATTCTCAACGCTGCCACTTTGGATGGTCGCGGTGAGTGTTACGTCTGATGATCCGTTGAGGCTAACTGAGCCACCGAGATCACCTGCTAAACTGATAGTCCGGCTTGACTCCCATGTAGACGCTGTAGAAGCGTTGCCACTGAGCGCAGCGCTGATGGTAGATGGTAAGCCGAAGGTCAGAGTGTTACTCGCTGCGGAGTAGGCCACCTCGACCTCATTACTAGTGCCTGTGAAGTTGAGTGAGTCACCGAGGTTGATATCCTCTTGAGCCACACCACCAAGCTGAAGGCTGATGCCGTCATTCGCAAGCATAGAGTTTTCAACAGCGCCTGACGCGATGGTCAAGGCAATATCCGCATTTGCGGAACCGTCAAAGCTAACTGATCCTGAAGCATCTCCACTCACTGAGAGTGTGCGTGAGGTCTCGAGGGTAGACGCTGTAGAAGCGTTACCGCTAAGAGCTCCTGAGAAAGCAGAGGCAGAGACTGTGCTGAGCCCTGAGATGCTTGAAGGAAGACCTACAGAGAAGGCGTTGGTAGCAGAGTCGTATGCTACCTCAACCTCATTACTAGTGCCTTGGATGCTGATCGCTTGACCAAGTGAGATAGCCTCAGAGTTAGTCCCATCACCAACCGTGATCGCGCTGTTGGCGAGCATTGAGTTATCAACGCTGCCTGCTTGGATCGTAGCTGTGAGAGTCGCGTCTGCAGACCCATCAATGCTGACTGAGCCACCAAGATCACCGGCGAGTGAAATGGTGCGTGAGCTCTGCCATGCGCTTGCTGTGGTCGCGTTACCTACGAGCGCCGCTTGGATGCTTGAAGGTAGACCGAAGGTCAAGGTGTTAGAGGCTGAGTCGTAAGCGATCTCGACCTCGTTTGAAGTCCCTGCGAAGTTAAGGTCATCACCGAGGTTGATATCCTCTTGGGATACTCCACCGAGTTTAAGGCTGAACCCATCGTTGGCAAGCATCGTATTCTCGACAGAGCCGCTTTGGATGGTCGCTGTGATGGTGATATCAGATGAGCCGTCAAAGCTCGCTGAGCCACCAAGATCACCACCAAGGCTAATGTTACGCGCAGTCGCGAGCGTGTTAGCTGAGTCTGACGTTCCTTCGATGGTCGCGTTGATGGTGCCTGACACGGTGAGGTCACCGGCGATATTCACATCATCAGGGAGCCCGACAGTAAACTTATTAGAGGCAGCGTCATAAGCGACCTCGACTTCACTAGCTGTGCCACCGATCTCAAGAGTCGCGCCAAGAGCGAGAGCCTCTGAGTTGGTGCCGTCTGTGAAGGTCAGGGTGCTGTTAGCCAACATTGAGTTGTCAACTGCACCTGCGCCAATGGTGACTGCGATGTCTGCATCAGCTGACCCATCGAAGCTCACAGAGCCTGATACGTCACCTGAAAGTGAGATGGTGCGAGCTGAGGTGAGCGCTGCTGCTGAGGTAGCAGTGTCAGCGTTACCGGTAAGGTCACCCTCGATGTTAGCCACCACGGTAGCCGTTGAGCCACCTGATACGGTGGTCGTAGGCGCAGCGGTCGCGTTATCGAAGAACTTGAACTTACCGTCACTTGCATCGCGATAGAGGCCTACATACTCAGTAGAGGCTCCGTCTACGATCTCACCATAGAAACCAATGTCAACGCTGTCAGCGCTGTTATCCTTGGCGAGACGAAGTAGAGGATCCTCAACTGTGACTGTAGCTACATCAAGCGTGGTGCTTGAGCCTACGACTGTGAGGTTGCCACCGATCTCTACATCTCCTGATGTGGTGAGCGAGGCGGTTTGAACATCAACAGCGTGTAGGGTAGCCCATTTATAGGTGCTAGTCCCTAACGTGTGAGTGTTGTTACTTTCGGGTCTGACTGAAGCCATTATGCAACTCCTGTGAAAATGATGGTGCCGGTTGATCCTTCGTAATCCCAATGACGATCACCGGGGCCTCCTTGGGGAGCGATAAAGACATAATCAGTCGTTGTAGGCTCATAGGCCCATGCTCCATAGGATTGTCGGATGGTGAAGTCACTAGGGGTGTATATTACCGTATTTGAGTCCTGAGGCCAAATACCTCCTGACCGGCCTCGAGCGATAGCGACTTCGGCAGTATTTGCCGCTACATCGGTCTCAAGGTCATCAATGTCTGACTCAGCTGCGGTCATGCGCGTCTGCAAGGCTGTAATCGCCGTGTCGGTCGCTGTGGTGGTCTCGAGTGTAGTCACTCTATCCTCAAGGTCACTGATATCACTGTCTTGACTGCTATCGCTAGTCTCAAGTGCAGATAACCTTGATGCGTGTGAAGTTAAGGTGCTGCCCTGTGTTGAGTTGGTTGACTCAACAGCGTCCATCTCTGACTGCAGGGTTGCTACGTCACTCTCAACAGCGTCCATCTCTGACTGCAAGGTAGAGATCGAAGATCCCTGTGAAGTAGTCAGTGTCTCAAGATCATCAATGTCAGACTCTGCGCTCGTTAGGCGCGTGTCGAGTCCGGTGATCGCAGATGCGCGAGCAGCGATAGCAGCGTCTAGTTTATCATCAGCGTCAGCTAGGCTAGTGGCACTTGAGATGTAACTAGCGAGACTATTGGCGACATATGCGCCTGAAGCAGAGAGGCCTGCGCCGGACTCAATAGCCGTCTGACCTGACTGCAGCGCTGACACATCAGTTTGAAGTGAGCTAATGTCACTGTCGTTTGAGCTCACGTTAGACTGCAAGGTCGAGATGTCACCATCGTTAGAGGTGATCTGTGACTGCAGGCTTGTGAGCGTAGATGAGTTGCTCGTCAAGGTGCTGTTGATTGAGCTAATGTCAGAGTCATTAGATGTGATCTGACTCTGTAGGCTAGTGGCCGTGCTTTGTAAACTAGCCACGTCAGACTCAACAGAGTCCATCTCCGTCTGCAGGGTTGAGATCGCAGACTCAGCATCATCAATGTCAGACTCCGCAGCAGTCATGCGCGTGTCAAGCCCACTGATGTCGGTGTCGTTAGACGTGACTTGGTTCTGTAGGCTAGTGGCTGTGCTTTGTAATGTAGCCACGTCAGCCTCGACATCATCCATCTCCCCTTGCAGGGTTGTGATGTTAGCCTCAGCGCTATCCATCTCTGACTCGAGAGTAGAGATCGCAGACTCAGCTGCGGTCATGCGTGTGCCTAGGCCTGAGATGTCAGAGTCGTTGCTGCTCACCGCTGCCTGAAGGGTCGCGATGTCAGATGCGTTAGAGCTGATATCTGAGCTGTTAGCACTGATATTCGAGGTGTTAGAGCTAATAGATGAGCTATTACTCGTGATGCTCGCCTCTGCTGATGTGAGGCGCGTATCAACACCATCAAGGGCTGTATCGAGCTTATCATCAGCGTCCTTGAGTGAGGTTGCGCTCGCGATGTAGTTAGCTCCCACAGACGCTGAGTAGGCTCCACCTGACCCAAGACCGGCACCTGCCTGTGTATCGTCAATCTCATCTTGGAGGGCAGACACGTCAGAAGACGATCCTGACTGCAAGGTAGAGACGGTAGACTGAAGAGAGGCTAGATCATCACTGACCTCTTTTACCTTCGTGTCTAACTTATCATCAGCATCTGCAAGGTCAGTAGCGCTCGCGATGTAGTTAGCGTTTGTATTCGCCACATATGCGCCTGCAGTAGAGAGTCCTGCACCGGCCTGTGTAGCATCGAGCTCTGATTGGAGCCCTGAGATGCTTGAGGTCTGTGAGGTGATGGAGCTCTCAGCAGATGTGAGGCGAGTATCAAGCCCACTGATATCAGAGTCGTTAGACGAGATCGCGCTCGCGTTGGCAGTAATGCTCGTGGTGTGACCTGAGATCGTAGACTCAGCAGATGTGAGGCGAGTATCAAGCCCTGAGATGTCAGAGTCGTTAGAGGCTACGTCAGTCTGTAGGTCTGTGATGTCACTCTGAGCGCCGGACAGATCACTCTGTAAGGTCGTGATGTCAGAGTCGTTACCACCAACAGCCGTCTGTAGAGAAACGATAGCTGCCTCTGCTGTATCGAGATCACTCTGAGTCGAGCTCAGGCTTGACTGCAGTGATGTGATCGCGGATGCTCTCGCTGCGATAGCTGCATCTAACTTACTGTCAGCGTCTGCTAGACTAGTGGCTGCTGAGATGTAACTAGCGTTGGTGTCAGCAACATAAGCACCTGCAGCTGAGAGACCGGCACCTGCCTGAGTTGCATCGAGCTCCGGACCCACACTTGCGTGGTCAGTGGCCTCAAGTGTAGTTACCCTAGACTGAAGGTCGCTGATGTCGGTGTCGTTAGAGCTGATGTTTGTCTGCGCTGTGCTTACGTCACTCTGAAGTGAGGTGATGTCACTGTCATTGGAGGTCACTGCTGTCTGCAACGCCGAGATATCGGAGTCATTAGACGTGACTTGGTTCTGTAGACTAGTGGTCGTGCTTTGTAAACTAGCTACGTCAGCCTCCACAGAGTCCATCTCTGACTCGAGGGTGCCTACCGATGATTGCAAGTTAGCGATGTCGGTATCGTTAGACGCGATCCCTGCCACAGTGCTTTGAAGGCTCGTGATATCTGCCTGAGCAGAAGTCACGTCACTCTGAAGTGCTGAGATGTCGCTGTCATTCCCACTGATCGCGCTCGCGTTAGTCGCGACCTGTGCATCGAGGGCGCTGATCTCACCTACGATTGATGTAGCTGAGTCGAGGT